CAAGGGGGAAATCTTTCACCGACAAGATATGACTGCCATTTGATAACCCTTTGCCGACAATCGGATACAAGCGAAAAGGAGCTAGACCTGTATATTTCAAACGATGAACAGAACTTCACCAGATTATGCCGGAGTACGCCTTTAGGAGCAGACAGCAGCGCTGAAGCCCAGCACGTTCAAATTGAAATGCGGCAGGCCCGCGTTCCTGCAGGGTATGGCCTATATATTCGCATAGGAAGCAACGGCACATCATCATCGGCATACTGCGATTTGAAATTTACCTATCACCTGTATCCGGCAGATCTGTAACCATGATTTTATTGAGGTGATAATGATGAATCTGAGAAAGCAAATACTTACCAACAATGCATGTTACAAGGCTGGCAGGACAATAGCACCGAAAGGCATAATGGTTCACTCAACAGGGGCTAACAATCCTTGGCTTAAACGATACGTGGCACCCGATGACGGTCTGCTGGGTAAGAACCAGTACGGCAACCATTGGAACCAGGACAAACCCGATGGCCGTCAGGTTTGTGTTCATGCGTTCATCGGTAAACTGGCTGACGGCTCAATTGCAACCTATCAAACCTTACCATGGAACCATCGTGGCTGGCATGCCGGGGGAAGTGCAAATAATACCCATATCGGTTTTGAAATCTGTGAAGATGATTTATCCGATGCGACGTATTTTCGCAAGGTATTTTCTGAAGCAGTAGAATTATGCGTGTATCTCTGTAAACTCTATAATCTGACTGAGAATGACATCATCTGCCACTCCGAAGGATACAAGCTCGGTATTGCCAGCAATCATGCTGATGTGATGCACTGGTTTCCGCGTCACGGCGAAAGCATGGATACCTTCCGTGCGGCAGTTAAGGCTGGATTGGCAGAAAAACCGGAACCGGAAATGCCTGCAGGTAACGATAAGAAATACTACCGTGTTCAGGTAGGTGCATTCTCATCCAAAGCAAATGCTGAATCAATGCTTAAAAAGCTTAAGGCGGCAGGCTTTGATGGTTTCATAAGATATAACTGAGCTTAATCATAATAAGCCCACAGTTACGGTAACCATTCCGAGTTGTGGGCTTTATTTTTTTTTCCCTTTTCTGTGGGGTTCGAATCATGCTGTTTTTTCGCATATCGGCAGGAGGTAATGCCATATGCAAGTGAAACAAATTACAGAACTCTCGACTTCTCCATTTGCTGCCAAACGGAAACCAGTAACAGAAGAGAGACTCCAGTGCGAGTATGATTACTATCGTTCACTGAAACTGCTTCAAAAAATGCTTAGAGTAGGCCTGATTACGCAGGAGGAATTTGAAAAAATCGACCAACGAAACCGACAATCTTTCTCACCCTTTGGAGTCGAGTTGATGCCCTGAATTGCTTGATAATACAGGCGCTCAGAGGTAATATGTCATATACCCAGGGGGTGAAAAATTGAAAAAGGTAAGAAAAATTGAGCCAAATTCAAAAATGGTTAAGCCGAAGCTACGGGTCGCAGCTTATGCCCGCGTTTCAACTGATAACGATGAACAGTTAATCAGTTTGGAGGCTCAAAAAACTCATTATGAATCCACTATAAAATCAAATCCGGATTGGGAGTTTGCCGGAATATATTTTGACGAAGGTGTCACAGGAACAAATAAAGAAAATCGCTCAGAGCTTCTACGATTGATTACCGATTGCGAGAACGGAAAGATTGACTTTATTGTCACCAAGTCTATCAGCCGATTTGCCCGCAATACGATAGACTGCCTGGAACTTATTCGAAAGCTGTCAGACCTTGGAGTGTTTCTCTACTTCGAGAAAGAAAACATCAATACTCAATCAATGGATGGAGAACTGATGCTGACCATTTTAAGCAGTATGGCAGAGAACGAATCGATATCCATCTCACAGAATAATAAGTGGTCAGTACAGCGTCGTTTCCGAAACGGGACGTTTAAGCTGTCATCACCACCATATGGGTATGATTATGAAGATGGTATATTGACAGTAAATGAAGAGCAGGCTGCTGTCGTAAGGCGAATATTTTCCGAAGCCCTATCCGGCAAAGGAGCACAGAAAATTGCTGATGACTTGAACGCTGACGGTATAGCACCAAAAAAGGCTGCACTATGGAATGCTTCTACCATCCTCGGTATGTTATCGAACGAAAAATATACCGGTGATGTCGTCTTGCAAAAAACATATACGGATGACCATTTCAAACGGCATCGTAACAACGGAGAAAAAGACCAGATCATGATCCGTGGGAACCATGAAGCAATTATCAGCCATGAAGAATTTGATGCTGTAAGTGAATTGCTGAGGCAGCGGGGTGACGAGAAAGGCGTAAAGAAAGGAAACAGCAAATATCAAAAGCGATATCCTTTTTCCGGCAAAATCATATGTTCAGAGTGCGGAAGTCACTTCAAACGCAGGATTCATTCATGTGGTGGAAGTCAATATATCGCTTGGTGTTGTTCAATGCACATCCATGATATTTCAAAGTGTTCAATGCGTTTTATTCGTGAGGCTGACATCCATCAAGCATTTATAACGATGATTAACAAGCTTATCTTCGGGCATGGGTTTATTCTGAAGCCATTATTAAAAAGTCTACGGTCTTTTAAATATTCAGAAAACCTGACTCAAATACTGGAGCTTGAGCAAAAGTTGGAGGAAAATATGGAGCGAAGCCGGGTACTGACAAACCTTTTAACCAAGGGGTACCTTTCCTCCTCCCTGTTCAGCGCACAAAGCAATGAACTGCGAGCAGAAGCAGCTATGCTAAAGGAGAAGAAAAAAGCGCTTTCCCGCAGCGTGAATAGTGGTATGACCGCTGTATCGGAAGTTGAACAACTCCTTAAGTGGGCTTCGAAAACAGACACGATTGAAAGCTTTGATGAAGCCATCTTCAGTCGGTATGTCGAGAGCATAATAGTTTATTCGCAGGAAGAACTAGGATTTAAGCTAAAATGTGGGCTTACTTTAAAGGAAAGGCTGGTGAGTTAAATGGCTCATACACCCTATGGCTATATCATCAAAAATGGAATAGCAGTCATAGATGATAAGTCGGCTAATCAGGTAAAAGAACTATTTCATGCTTATATATCAGGTCTCTCATTAGTGGATGCCGCCCGACGAGCGGGCGTAGAGCGCTGTCATTCTTCAATCGCAAATATGCTGACCTGCAAGCGATACCTTGGGGACGAATTTTATCCACCGATTATTGACGAGGATACATTCAAACAGGCTGAAGCCGAGAGAATAAAAAGAGCGCGGATGCTTGGACGAATTCGAGAGCAGGCAGAGCCAAAAAAGGCATTTGTGAGGATGCGTTTTACGGCGCCATCCCCTGAATCACTTTATGAAGACCCTTTTGCCCAAGCTGAGTATGCCTACAGTTTGATAGAAAGCGAGGTGATAGCGGATGGGGAATCTTAAGAATATAACGGTCATACCAGCTCGTGTTCGCGTTGGGAACACGGTAAAAGCAGAGGATAGGCCTAAACTGCGGGTTGCCGCTTACTGTCGTGTCTCTACTGACAGCGAGGAACAGGCTACGAGTTATGAAGCCCAGGTTGAGCATTATACGAGCTACATTAAAAGTAACGCAGACTGGGAGCTTGCAGGCATTTATGCTGATGACGGGATAACAGGAACCAATACTAAAAAGCGAGAAGAATTCAACCGTATGATTGAGGACTGTATGGAGGGCAAAATTGACATGGTCATTACAAAGTCCATTAGCCGGTTTGCCCGAAATACTCTGGACTGCCTGAAGTATATCCGACAGCTAAAGGATAAGAACATTCCGGTATTCTTCGAAAAGGAGAACATAAACTCCATGGATTCAAAGGGCGAGATCATGTTGACCATTATGGCTTCTCTCGCCCAGCAGGAAAGTCAATCCCTGAGCCAGAACGTAAAGCTCGGTTTCCAATATCGATACCAGCAAGGAGAGGTACAGGTTAATCACAATCGTTTCTTGGGATATACCAAAGATGAGAATAAGCGGCTTGTTATTGTTCCGGAAGAAGCAGAGGTCGTTAAGCGTATTTACTGGGAATACCTTAAGGGAGCTAGTCTATTGCAGATCGCGCGTGGTCTGGAAGCAGATGGCATCTTAACTGCTGCAAACAAACGAAAATGGCGCCCAGAGACATTAAAGAAAATATTACAAAACGAAAAGTATATCGGGGATGCTCTGCTTCAAAAGACTTATACCGTAGATTTCCTCTCAAAGAAGCGTGTTGTAAACAACGGAATTGTTCCTCAGTATTACGTTGAAAACAGCCATGAACCGATTATCCCGCGTGAAATTTTCATGCAGGTACAGGAGGAAATGGTGCGTAGGGCTAATTTGCAGACCGGAAAAAGCGGCAAAAGACGAGTCTATAGCAGCAAGTACGCATTGTCCAGTATTGTGTATTGCGGAGAGTGTGGTGATATTTACCGCCGGGTACATTGGAACAATAGAGGATGTAAATCCATCGTCTGGCGGTGTGTTAGCCGCTTGGAGGAAAAAGGCTCTGATTGCTCCTCTCGGACTATAAATGAGGCTACCCTGCAAGGGGCTGTAGTAAAGGCAATCAATGAGGTGCTGGGCAGTAAAGATACCTTCCTCACTGTTCTGCTGGAGAATATAGCAACTGTATTAGGTGAGGATAACGACCAGACTACTCAGGAGATAGAAAGCAGGCTAAATGAGCTGCAGCAAGAACTTCTCAGGCTGGTAAATGCAAAAGCAGACTATCAAACAGTGGCGGATGAGATTTACCGTCTGCGCGAACTCAAGCAGAATATACTGGCCGAGAATGCCGAGCGTGAAGGAAAGCGGGAGCGCGTCGCAGATATGGCAGAGTTCTTGAATGAACAGCCCTATGAACTGGAGGAATATGATGAGCAGTTAGTAAGGAGACTTGTTGAAAAGGTAACAGTATTTGACGAAAAATTGACTGTTGAATTTAAGTCAGGAGTTGAACTCGACATAGAGATGTAAAATAATGAGTTAACCGCCAATCAAGGGATTGTTATCCCATTTGGCGGTTTTTATTATTTATACAAATGTATAAACAAATATATAGACAAAAAATTTAATTAGATGTATAATCATGGTAACGAATCTAGTCGGTCGAGGTGGAAAGAATGGACGTAAAAATAGATAGCTTAATACCTTTTGATACATTACGAACTGATCTGGAACATGTTTTTTCTGTTGTAGAAAAGAACGGTAAAGTTGTTCTTCTTAAAGATAATAAGCCTGTTTATATTGTGCTGAAGTACGATGCTGAGGGTATAGATGTTGAAAATATTCCAGACAAACATGCTAACTATACACTTCAAGAAGCT